GATAAACAATGCGCATAAAGGTCTTGCGGTCCGAGCCTTTGCCCGATAACGGCAAGAACGCCACCTGGTTCAACACGGGCTTCAGCCATTGAATCCCATCGTTCTATCAGTTTGTCACGGGCAACAGATTCTTTGGCGTTCTCTGGTGATGCCACGTCGTCAAACAAACATAGGTCGGCACGGTGTCCGATGAACTCTGAGTCAATACCGTACGCCGAAACTGTCGGTTCTTTGTTATCTAAACCAAAGTTGTTTTGTTGTTCAACAATAAATTCTTCTGCCCGCCACAACGAACCTGCGGCTACGGGTTTGAACCTGCCATAATCCAAAGACAAACAGCCTTCAGCGTTAATTGCTAAACCTCGTTTAACCATTTCAGGGTCAGGTTGTAGCGGATAGTTACGTTCTAAGGTTTCGCGGATTCGACGCGAATACATTTTTGCCAACGTTTGAGAAATGGAACCAATCATGATACGGATGGACCTGTTGCGCACAATACACCAAACAGCCACATCGTGAAACAGGGTTGATTTGCCAGCGCCAGGTGGACAGTTTAAGACTACGAACTCTTTTTCTTGGGATTCCAACATCTTGACCAGCTTGTATGCGGCATCAACCTGCCATGGTGACGGAACACGGCCAAGGTAAACGCGTCGAAAGTAGTCAAAATCATCTAACCCTTTTTGTGCCCGTTCAGACAATCTGCCCAAAGGTATAACCGGTGGCAGGTTTTCGCCTTCAACTTCTTGTGCCTGTAGTTCGGCACGAAGTTTGTGACCAACCTTGGTTTTCTGCGACTGTCCCAACTCGTTCCTTGCTTGATCCATTTCAGCGGCAGCTTTCTTTGATCGAGCACGCCAAGCCAACCCTGTTTGGTAGTGCACACCAGAGATACGGCAGGCTTCTTTTAGTTCGGCCCCACTATTTAACGCCTGCCAGAACAACGCCCGATCTGTTGCCGGTACAGTTCTACGACCCTTTGACACAAGCTATTTTCTTCAACAACCAGCAACCATCAACGCTTCTTAGATTTGCAAGAAACATTGCGCGGAGCCATATACGTATGTTACACTAACAGACGTTGGCGGATACTTGTAGACTATCCCTTTTCTTGGTTGGGGAAAGTGTCCAAATTATCCGCCAACATTATTTTTTCAAACAGTAGCAATCAACCAAACCATCTGCTACGATCACAACCGCAAACCACGGCCGTACACCCCTTGCAAGGTGCGGGGCATTGAACACCTGGGAACAGGGGTAGATCTCTATGTCATGTAGAGAAGCAGCGTGAACAACGTACAAGTTCAAACATGGTGTCGGCTAAAACAATGGCTAACGGCTACCAACCCGAAAAGGGTGAACAGTGGGGGGAAGCACCTGTCGCACATACGTTTGACCTGACGCCCTCGCTACGCTCAGTTGTCCACCACCCAAAAGCCACCCCTACCAGCGAACACAGCCCACCCCACCAAACAACAACAAAAATATAAATGTACAGTCACACTTATTGATATATAGGGGGGGCTGCCGCCAGGCAGACCCCCCGTGCCTAGCCCGTCAGGTTGCCAAACATTTGTCGAGTCAGCAACCGAGCCTGCGAGGGCGCTAGCGAGGGGGTGTGGGGGATACCTCCCCCACTATAGGTATTGCGACAGTCTGCCCGTGGCTAGTCAATGCCGTCAGCCGGATGTATGCAATCCGACCAACGCCCCCGTAGTGAGGCGCCAACGGCGCCGAACACAGGGGGCAAAAAATTTTTTGTGGTTAAACGACTACTCTGCGTAAGTATCTGTGAGGTTTGACGGATTTAACTGCGCTCGATGGAAACCGGTAGGCAATTCTTGGGGGCGATTAGCGTCTTGCGCCTTGTCGTTTTGGTGTTGCCCTAATATCGGTTGCTCTATTCGAGTAGCGCCAACTAGCTCGGGGGTGATCTAGTTGGCGCTCTCGGCGCTGGCTACGCTTTTGGCTGGCTTCGTGTGATTTGTGTTTTGTGTTTGCGTGTGAGGTGTTTTAATGCTCGGTCTAGTGCTTCCACTAATTCGCCTTTGCCGTCTGTGGTGTCAATGTTATCCCGATTATCTGCGAAGGTGATCGTTGACATTGTTCCGGTTGGCGTTTTTGCAGTTGCTAGGTGAACTCGGACTCGCTCGGGGTGTTGGCTTGGTGCTTTGTTTTGGTGTGTGTCGAGTGGTGATGCCCAACCTGAACACGAAACAATTATTGCAAACGGTGTTTCTTCGTTTGGTGTTTCTTTTTTTAGTCGTTCGATTACTGCATAAGGGTCGTGTCCGTTGATTTCGATTAGCGTTTCGAGTCCTTCTCGGGTTAGTGATAGGACTACGCCTTTTGTTTGTTCGCCGTTTGTGTCTTTTTGTTTTTCTGCTTCTAGTTGTAGTCGTTTGGTTAGTTGTTTCATTTGTTTTGCTCTCTTTCTTTGGTTGTTATATTTCTGAGACTATGGCGATTGCTACGGCTATGGCCGTAAGCGTTGCAATTTGTTCTAGGATTGGGTCGCTCATTGTGGCACACTTTCGGGGTTGCAACTTAATTTTGTTTTGCCTAATTTCGATAACTTTTCGATACTGTTTGTCATATTGCAATCCATATGAATTTTATGTTTCTTGATTGTTTCTGCTAATTCTTTCCGGCATTCTTCGGCACTTCCCGAGCCTTTGCCTGTTGCGTATCCGTCTGATATTAAGACTATTTGCTGTTTTTTGTTTCTGTGATAGTGCTTGATTGCCCATTTGATCGCTGGAACATCAACTCCATTATTTCCCCCCGTTTTGGGTAGTTCTTTGACTCGTTTGCCCTGATCTGCCACTAGGTGGCAGTTGTACTCGCCTTTTTCTGAATAGGTTACGACTGTCGCGCCTTTGCTTGCTTCCATTAGTTGATTCAGCTGTGAGCCGTCAAAGTTCATAGAGCCTGAAGTGTCGATGATTATCAGTGCGCCTGTGGTGCGTTGTTTTCTTGTGAATACTCTGCGCATTGGGTCGGTGTAATAGTTTGCAATGCGACTCGGGTTTTTGCCTATACTGTCGGCAATTCGTTTAGGTTTTTGTTTGCCTTTGTGTGTTTGATCTAGTTTGTGTATTTTGGGCTTGAGTTCTTGCCAAATGTTTTTACCGGTTGTTTTGTTTGGTTTTTGTTTCGTTAGTTTTCTTTTTGCTTCTTTGCCTTGTTTCTTTTTGATCGTTTCGTTTACTGTGTCGAGCATTTCTAGCATTTGTGCAATTTCGATTATTCCCAAGTCTGTTTTCCTTTTGCCTTTGCGTTTTTCTAGGCTCATTGTGATTGAATCAGATTCGCCAAGCGTTTCGATTCGCTCGAGTCGATATTCTAAATGTTTGTATAGTTCGGGGTTATTTGCGTTCAAGGTTCTGCGATATTTGTTGAGTTCTAGATCATCGTGTGCTATCTCTGCGATGTCTTGCCAAATACTTTTTTTGGTTTGGCTGGCGTGTTCAATTGCTGTGCGTTCGCCGTTCCGGCTTGCTTCAAGTTCGTTGCCTAATTGGCCTGCGAGCCTTCGATTCCTGATTTCTTGCGCCGTTATGACATATTTTAATTCGAGATTATTATTGTCTGCGAGTCTTTTTGGTTGTCTGCTGTTCCATATTGCGCCGATTGAGGCGATTGTCTGTGCTGTTTGTGCTAGTGCGCTATCTCCGTGTAATGCGACTGTGTTTCTTTTGTTTGGGTTTGCGCTCGGTTCGCAAACGTTTGGCAAATTGTTGAAGTGTTGCCAAGCGTTTGCGTTTTCCCCAAGTATTGCTTCCGGTCGAGGTTTGTTCATTTGATTTTTCCTTCTAGGAACTTTGTGAATAGTTCTAAGTTTTGCGCTAGTGATATTGCTTCGGTGTGCGTTGCGCCTAAGTCAATTGCCTGAAAGTAATCGCAACGCTCTGAGCCGTCTAATGCTTCGATATCTTTATCTTGTTTTGTTGTTGTCATTGTGTTTCTGCTTCTTTCGCTTGTTTTGCGACTTTTAGCGCAATTTGTATTTCTTTTTTTTGTTTTGGTAGTGCAATTTCTAACGCTCGATCTAGTCCGAGTTTTGGTTCTAGTTGCGCAACTGTCATAAACGCTCGAAGGCTTGCCCGTTGTCCTTGTTCGAGTGTTGCAAAGGTTTTCGCAGGGTTTTGCAAATACTCGGGCAACTGTTCGAGCGCTTGTGGGTGTGGTTCTGTGATTTCGATATGAACTGTGAATCTATCTAGTAGGGCTGGCTCGAGGTCATCGGGTTCGCCGTTCATTGTCATTATCACTGAGAATTGACTTGAAGGCTTGACTATTTCGAGCGTTTGTGGATTTTGCCAACTGCTCGAATGGACTGTATCGGTGAACGCCAACAATAGACTCATAACATCTGAATTGGCTCGGTTGATTTCGTCAATTACTAGCCTTGCGCCTTCTCGCCACGCTTTTACTGCTACGCCTTCACGATAGGCAAAGCCGTTTTGATCGGGTAGATATGCGCCTTCGATTGTTGCTGTTGTCATTTCATCTGTGCAGATTAAACGATAAGCTTTTTGATCGTTTGGTTTCATTGTTAAGCCTGCAAAGGTTTTACCTGTTCCGGGTGCGCCGTAAAGTAATACACGGTCTATACCGTTGTTCAGACTGTCATCTAATTTTTGCCAACAATCGGGCAGGGTTTTCGTTTTCATTTTTTTAAGCCTTTCAATATCGTGAGGTTGTTTTGAAGTAGTGCTAACTGGTTTTGCATTATTTTTTCTAAGTGATCGAGGCAAACTGTCAGACTTAATTTCTGTCGGTCTGTTAGTTCTGTTTCGATTAGTTTTTCTATTTCCCCCCATATTGGCCGTAAAGCGTCAATGGTTTGTTTTGCTTGGTTTGTTGTGATTTCTACCATTTTGGTATTCATTGGTTTGCCTTTCTGTGTTGGTGCGCTCTTTTTTTTGGTTGTTTTTTTCTTGTTTGGTTTTTTGGTTGCTTGCGCCTTGTAAATAGCCTAGTGTAAATAGGCTTATCCATAGGGTCATTAGTAGTGTTATTTTCACTTTTGCGCAATTTCAATTAGTCGATCAAACATTCGAACTAAAGGCGCTGATTCTGCGCCTGCTTCTCTAAACATTTTGATCGTGTGATCGTAGTCGCTTACTCCGATTTCTTCATCGCCTTCGCTTGTGAGTGTTGTTAAGTTTACCCCGTTTGCGAACGCTATTAGAGTTAGCTGTCCTTCGCTGTTTTGTGTCATTACTGCTAGGAACTGATCTTCTTCAAGTGTTGGTGAATAATCTTCTAACATCTCGTGAATCGGTGAACTGCTTGAAGTAATGATCTGCAATTCGAGTGCGCCTTTGCCACGCTCTTGATCGTTGTCTGCGTCTTCGAAGATTGAGATTTTGCCTTTGATTAGATTTTGATAGTTGCTTTTTGTGTGATCGCTGACATCTTTGATCGCTTTGGCGATGTGTTCGCCGAGATCGTTAAGGCCTGCGATTGTTGGCGCTTCTTTCCAAGCGTCATCGAATATTGACTCGATTTCTTTTTCGATGTGTTCTTCGTTGTTCATTGGTTTGCCCTTTCTTGGTTGGTTCTAATAGTTTAACTGGTTTTAGGTTCTGCATGGTGTTTTGTTTTTACCGGGCGAAGCTATAGGGCCATATTCGAGCGAAGCTATAGGGCCATATTCGAGCGAAGCTATAGGGCCATATTCGAGCGAAGCTATAGGGC